GTGGGCATTTACCACCTTGATCATTAAATACGAAGGTTTCGTTTTGCGTGGAGTCGTAGATGGCAATGCAATGTATCTCAGAAACGTCATGTAATAGTCCGTTAGTTTCGCAATCAAAGACGACCATTTGTTTTTCCGACATATGTTTTGTCCTTAAACTTTGCGTTTTGTTTTGCTTGTTTACTAGGTGGTTTAGGTTTTTTCAGCTCAGAAGTCTGTGCTGGGATTGAAAATTGGGTCCGTAGTTTCATTGAATTTACAGGTGGTTTTGTCATATTTCAATTGAGCAGCTACGCCTGTCTCTCCTGAGTATCTGTTCTTTAAGATTCTTAAAGTTGAGGCATCATCGGGGTTCTGCTGATCGCGCTCTAGAGCTAAAACTGTGTCAGACAATTGGGAAATTGATGCGCTTCCTCGAAGCATTCCAATTGATACCTTTTGTCCGTCTTCTATTGCCTTATCTCCTTGCGCTCTTCTTAAGTGAGAAACTAAAAATAATTTAATTCCTGTTCTTTCAACCAGACTCCTTAAGTTAGTCATGGTTTGATCTATCATTCTTCTCTCATCTCCATCTAATCCACTAAGTAATATGGATAGGTGGTCAAGGAAGATTACTTTTATATCTAAACCGAGAGCCATATATTCGATACGACTGTAGATAATATCCGCAGATAAACTACCAAAATGGTCGTATAGATAAAGGTTCCAATCATTGATAGTGGAATCGTAAGCATCTTTTAATGTGGAATATTCATGTTCGCCAAGGTGCAGGGCTTTACCCACAGCTACTGACATAAGTCCTAAAGCTGTTCGCCTGTTAGATTCTTCTAAAGCGATGTACCCGACTTTGGTTCCTGTATTTAACAACTCAGTTGCGAGCTGCCGACAGAAGGTTGATTTACCTTGACCTGTGCCAGCTGTGATAGTTGTTAGCTCTCCATAGCGAATACCATGGGTCATAGATTGCAGTCCAGGAAAGGGATATGAGTGATTACAAGGTGGGCTGGGAGTAGTTACTTGTTCTAATAACGTTTTCCCATCAACGATGCCATCCGGTTGATATGCCTTCGCATCCCAGATAGCTCTGCGGATAGCTTCCGTATCATTGGCTTGGAGCGCATCTGACGCATCTTTGTATTTTTCCAATCTCGCAATTTTGACCTTACCGAGAGGGAGTACTGACGCGGCTTGTTCGACAGCTCTTCTTCCGGCATCGTCATTGTCGAAGAATAGTACGACCTCCTCATAGCCTTGTAGTAAAGGTATTTGTTTTTGTAAGTCTTTTTTAGCTGAAGCTGCGCCATGTGGTAACGAAACCATCGGCCAGTTAGGCATCGCTTCATAACAGCTCGCAGCATCTAGTTCACCTTCAGTAATAACAATACGCTTGCCAGTACTAGGGAATAGGTGCTGACCAAATAAGGTGTTAGTGGAAACTCCTTCATATTTAAATTTCTTTAATTTGTCTTTTGTTTTAAACCCTTGAACTCTTCCAGTACTGTCGAAATAAGGGAAGCGTAAGTGTGTCTCGTCTCGATAGATTTTGTAGAACTCACAGGTTTTTTCACTAATTTTTCGTTTTTGCAGCCTTTGGGCTGATCCTTTAAAAGTGACATGTTCTTGCATTTGATGAGTGTGTTGGGTGGCGTTGCCTTCTGTATAGGTTTGGCAACTAAAGCAGTAGCTGTGACCGTCCGTGTATATGCCATTGGCATCGGACGAGCCACATTTACTGCATGGTTCGTGTCGTATAAATTCGCTTTCGGTCATTGCAACCAATCAATAGGTATGGCGTGAAAAGCACACCATTTAATTCCGTATCTCTGACACCACTTTGCGTAAGTTGTCTTTGATTTTTTACTAATTTTTTTATAAGGGTCTTGAAAGACCATCCTTAAATCTATTTCATTCTCTGCTATTACTTGTCTAACCTTACGGCGGTCTTCAGGTCGCCAAAAACCTTTTGTCTCAAGGCATACGCCATTAGGTAAAACAAAGTCAGGTGTGTATTTATGAGCAATGGTATAAGAAAAACTTTTACCTTCATACTCATAGTCAACACCTAACTTACATAAAAGATCAGAGACTTTTTCCTCTAATCCTGATTTAAACATTAGAAGTCGTCTTCTAACTCTACTGATGCAGGGGTTGTGTCAGGAGTAACGTTTGGGTCATCAGCTTTAAAGCCTTGTGTCTTACCAAACAATTCGGCTACGCCATTTTCATCTAAGTCACCGGTGTCTACTCCAGCTCCTGATTGAACTGAGACAACCTGTATCCCTGATAGCTTTAATGATGTGCCGTATGTAGTTCCATCCTTAAGTATGTAAGGCTTCTGATGAAATCCTAATTTAACTTTAGATCCTTCATATACCGGTGTGTCTGCATTAGTGATAGGTGATCCCTCTGTATCTACCACTGGAGGACGCTTCTCTTCAGCCCATGAAAATTTTACTATAAACTTTCCATCGGACACCTCTTCCCAAGGTGTAGGTTTAAGAGTAGCTCTCTTTGGATTCTTTAGCTTTGACTCTGCCCATTTAAGACAGTCAGCTCTTTCAGTCTCAAGCTTGTCAACCATATCCTGACCTACTACAGCCTTAAGAGAATAGCCAAACTTACTTGGTTTTAATATCGCCTGATAACCTTCAAGGGTTACAGGATTTGGTGTTACGTGTATGTTCTTCATTAACAGAAAAAATAAGTGGATTCAATTACGGATTCCGGTTCAAGGTCTCCAATAATCGGTGGTTCAGTCTTTGCATTAATTGTTTCAGCAAAGTCTTTTAAGAAATCATGCTCCGCAAACAGGTGCATGTATGTGTCTCGTACCAATGTGGATAAGTTAGTCATATCCGTAGCTCTACATAGAACTGAATCATGTATGAGAGCTATAGGTGCATTGAACTTAGTAGCACTTAAATGTAATAAGCTTGCGTCTAATGAATGAATTAAGTTAGGTGCTGTAGCATTCTTGTGATGGCGAAGATCTACGCCCTTCTCTCCATCAATAACCTTTATTCGACAACGACCCATTAAATGTAGTTCAACATTCTTGTGATCGTATTTCATAAGACGTTGGTTTACTCTGAAACCTGATGGAGTTACCCAAGTTATCTCAGTAGCTCCATCCTTAATAGCATTAGATACTTCTGCTTCTATCCATCGCATAACCTTCATAGGTCCTGGTACGACTGCCTCCATGGCATCTCTAACGGCTTTAACAATTTGCGTTAGTTCATCATTTTCAACCTCAATATCTATATCTTCAAATGCATCTCGAATATATTGTCTATTGCTAAAAGGCTTTGCGTTATACGGTATCGTCATCACACATCTTTTAGTTTTCTTCCTATCCCAGTAAGGTCTTAACCTTTCAGGTATATGTTCTAGACTTTTCTCTGCAATTACTTTATAGGCATCTTGAGGTTTATCACTTGGTATTACATTAACCAAGCTTGCTGTGGACTTATCCCTTGCTAACCCTGCCAGTATTTGTAAACCTGAGCATGTTGCATCGGTTGCCACGGGTAAACCAGTAGTAGGTCTATCGAAGACCATACAGCAGTGGAAGTATTCTTCACATGCAGCCAAGAATTGGAACGGTTCGTCCGCTGCTTCCCAATCTCCTATGTTGTTAATAGGGTCTGTTGCTACTCGTTTAATTAATTTTATATTTTCTGGTTTATTTACCCAAGCTAACCGCTCCTCCATAGTCGCTTTATCAAGACCATAAGTTGTAGCTACTTGGAAAGCTAACCATTTAATCCCATCCTCAGTTATAGGTGCCTCCTCAGCAAACCTAATTAAACTTTTTCCAAAGTCTGTATCTTGAGGTGTCAAGAAACTAGGTATTGGATATGCTCTACCACGATAGTCAAACGACCATGGTATGTAGTACTCCTTGTCTTTAAACTCTTTGACACAATTCATTGTCATCCGAGTTCTACAAGAAATCCTCCACTCATTGGCATTCTTATTACGTGCTATTGCTTTATCCTTTCTCCACTGTTTTCTACTCTCTTCATCCTCCATATTTGGAGGTTTGGGAGGGTCGGGATGATTAATGACAGGACGAAATTTTCCTACCTCTATTTCTCTTTCCTCTAGTTCTTCCGCAACCAATACTATGAATGGGTTTAGACGGTATTTAACTTTCTGTATTTCATTAAGGAATTGATAGGTAGTTTCCCCCTGTATACATAGGGGTTTACCTCTACGTACCATCTCGTGGCACTTAGTTAAATCATTCAGGTAATATCCTCCTTCATGTACGCATGACCAATCTCTTGGTTCGATGAGCATCGGCCACGCTAATGGACTAAATAATTCAGCTAATCTTATGATTTCTTCCTTGTTTTTATGGAACTTTTCAGTAGGTACAACAAACTGCTGTTTCTTACCTCTGTTCATAGAAACTTCTCTTTCAAACCAATCAGAGGATTCCATAAGACAATCTAAAAACCATGTTCCTACCTTGATACGTTCAATCCTGTTCCATGGCTTCCATCGTTCTAAGTCTTCGTGTTTATTCATCAAGGTTGTCATGGATTTAGCTTTGTAAGCTGTACCCTTTGCTTGATGCCAATAATTTTTCTTTAATGTCTCAAAAAGCCCTGGTGCACTGGATTCATAGTATCTCATCTGGCATTCAGACTCTAAAGCCGAACCAATTGCCTGAACGACATTAGCGACCTTACTATTGTCTTTGCGTGGGGAGAATAGTTTATCAAAGGTTATCTTTGCAGTTATTGCTGCTTGCGATTCTGAATCGAGAGAAATTAAATAAGGTATTAAAAGTAATTGTCTCCCTACTAATAACTTCTGTCTTTCTTCTTTCTTTTTCTCAATATAATTTACTAAATAGGGCAAAAGAGTTTCTATTGATGCCGAACCAAAAACTGTGGCTGAAGCATAGTCCTTGTCTAATAGTTTTTGTGTATTAGATCTAAACCTCTCCAAACCACCCTTAATCTGTTTCCGTTCAAACCTCTCTTGCTTCTCTAAATCAGCAGTTGTAGGCATGTGATGAGTGTGTTAAATGTGCGCTAGATATATGTTGGATAAATGTCCTTATGTGGACAAGTTATAAATTAAGAAAGGGACTGGGTTTTCACCCAATCCCTAAAAGTACTGTACGCTAGTGTATCTTATATTCGGTTAGTTTTTAAGTCCGGCGCGTCTACCAATTCCGCCACACTCCCAAGGGATTTGACCATATTGATTATAACAAACGTGCTTAACATAACAAAAATCCGTCATAAAAATACTGATTTAACGACAGCGGTGGACACGCTAGATATTGTTGATATCATGCTGTTTACCTTCATCGGTAGCATGACCATATCCAAGAGTTGTCGCAATGTTGGCATGACCCATCATCTCCATGAGATTTCTGGGTTTAGTTCCATTAGCAAAATGCCATGTACCAAATGAATGGCGTAAGCTATGGAAACAGTATCCGTCCTCGCTTGCGAGATTAATTGGATATCTGTTTATTACCTTTTTAAAGGCACGTAGTAATTGATCCTTATCTTTCCAGTCGTAACCAAACACTAAATCCCTCGCACCCAAGTCCTGGACACGGGTTTGAAGCATATGCTTTAACGATGAATGAATAGGAACAGCACGATACGTACCAGTCTTGGTAGTATCTTCTTGTCTTGCACCTACATGGATGCAGTTCTGTAAGAAGTCAACGCGAGCTGCTCTTAACTTAAGGATTTCTCCTTGTCTCATGCCTGTATAGGCAGCGAAGTTAACGATATCAGCTAAGTCTTGACGTCCATGTGTCTCCGCTGCTGCGGTTACAATGGCTTCGACTTCATCCTTAGTGAAATGGATACGTTGATATTTATTCTCTTTAAGTTTTTTCCATTTAGGAATATCAAAGAAAATTAATCCATGATCTTTACAGTGATTGAGTACTGTTTTTATAGAAGACAAACATCTGTTGATAGTGGCGTGTGCACGTCCTTCATTCTTAAGATGTTTCTTAAGATCATCTATCAATGGGATAGTAATCTTTTCTACAGGGAAACCTAGCCCTCTGAACTCTGTAAAATAGTTGGCATAGGTAATGGCAGACTTTGCGCCAGTCCC